TCTGGACGAAACACAAGCCGATGATCATGGCTCTGGCCGAGGCTCGAACTAAGGAGAACAAATGACTGAAAAAATCCGCAGCTGGTCCTTCTCGCGTCTGATGGACTTCGAGGCCTGTCCGTACAAGGCCAAGCTCAAGATCATCGACAAGATTCCAGAGCCGGAGCGTGAGCTGCCGCCTGGGAAGACCGAGCACGCCAACGACCGCGGTTCGCGTATCCACCTGGAGTGCGAGCTGTTCGTACAGGACAAGGGGCCGATGCCCGTCGAGATGAAGCATTTCGAAGCGGAGCTGAAGTCGCTGCGCGATCACTTCCGCAAAGGTCGTGTTTCGCTTGAGGGTGAGTGGGGCTTCAACAAGGACTGGCAACCCGTCGACTGGAAGATGGCGTGGCTGCGCGTCAAGCTCGACGTATGCACGACGCTCACGCCGCAGCACGTCGCGGTCATCGACTACAAGACCGGCAAGCGCTTCGGCAACGAGATCAAGCACGGCGAGCAGCTGCAGATGTACGCACTGTCCGTCTTCCTGCGCTACCCGCAGGTCGAGCACGTGACCGCGGAGCTGTGGTATCCCGACGTCAACGACCTCGCTTCGCTCGACATCGTCCGCCCGGTCGGCATGCGCTTCCTGAAGCCGTTCGACAAGCGCGGTCGCAAGATGACGGAGTGCACGGAGTTCAAGCCGAATCCGAACATGCACTCGTGCAAGTACTGCCCTTACCACCCCGCCCGAGGCACGGGCGATTGCCAATACGGAGTTTAACAAGTTTTGCAGGTCGGCGGCATTTAACTTTGCGCCGTGGCTGGTGAATCACAAAGCGCCAACGACCTGCATCCCACATTCAGAGGAGAAACATCATGGGACTCGATATGTACCTGAAAGGTGAGAAGTACGTCAGTGAGTATTTTGATCCGGCATTGAAGGAGGCCGTTGATGCGTTGCTGCCCGACAGCATTCTCTCGGGCAAAGTCTGCGGGATCAAATTCCGGCTGGCGTACTGGCGCAAGGCCAACGCGATCCACCAGTGGTTCGTGAATAACGTGCAAGATGGCACGGACGATTGCAGCGACTATGACGTTAGCCGCGAGAAGCTACAGGAGTTGGTCGACACGTGCAAGGCGGTGCTGGCTGACCACACAAAAGCCGAGGAATTGCTGCCGCCGCAGAGCGGGTTCTTTTTCGGCAGCACCGAGATCGACGACTGGTACTTCCAAGCCTTGCGGGCGACGATCGAGCAGATCGAGCCGCTGCTGACCAGCGCAGTGATGGAAGACATCAGCATCCAGTATCACTCAAGCTGGTAAGGAGACTGCTATGCCCAATCACTGCGAAACCAACATGTACATCAAAGGCGCGAAGGACGATGTTAGTGCCTTCGCCAAGTGGCTCGAAGAAATTGAGGGTATGGAGATTTGCCGCGCGCTGATCCCGTACCCGGAGCCGTACAAGACGATGGATGAAGAAGCCAGAGCCTTCTCGTTCTTCGGCGGAGAACAAGACAAAGAGAAACGCCAGGCGGCGGAATACGCTTACAAAACCAAGTACGGCCATACGAAGGACGGTTACAACTCCGGCGGGTACGACTGGTGCTGCGAGAACTGGGGCACAAAGTGGGGTGTTTACGGAGTCGAATTCACCCCTGAGACTCGGCGCGGCGCGCTGCTCTCGTTCCAGTCCGCGTGGTCACCGCCGTCGGCGGCAGTCTTTCAGGCTCTGTCCGAGAAGTTTCCGAATCTCACGTTCGAGTTGGAGTGGTTCGAATGCGGCGCGGCATATTGCGGGGGCATGACGTTCCTCTCCAAGGAAGAAGCCTCAGACTTCGGGCATGAATTCGGCGCTCCATATTGCGAGTGGTCAGGCGAATACCACGGTTCTCGGGGCGGCTAGTCATGAACGCCTTCATCGAGCAGCTGCGTGCGTTCAAGCCGCTGCCCTCGTGGGCGGAGGTGCCGAAGGAGGTGAAGAAGGACCGCCGGCAGCTGTCTGACGAGACTATCGCCAAGTTCCGCGAGGCGATGGTCGACAAGGGCTGGTTCTTCCGCAAGGACCTCGAACTAATTCTCGGCATGACCCGTCCGCAACTCAACCACGCCTTGTCAAAGTGTCTCTGCCCTCTAGGGTATGTCGAGCGAGAGCAAGTCACTGCGTTGAAGTGGCGCTACCGTTGGAAAGAAACCACTTAGGAGAAAACACATGCCCATGACGTATATATTCTTCGGTGCTCACGATGTCGATGAGCTTGGGTTTTTACCGGAATTCCTCGACGAGGAAGACCCGCGATTGGCGAGCGCGCAGTTCAACGCGAACTACATCGGGGGCTGGAATCCGTTCCCAGGATTCACGATGGAAGGCGACACGCTTCAGTACCCGGGCGATCCTCCGCTGGTTCCGATCGCATACACAAAGTTGCGCGACGAGACAATCATTTTTTATCCGTATGCGTTTGTCGCGATCAAGCAGCCCGACGGAACGTTTGAAGTCTCGCGGATGGACTAAATGATCTCCAAGAAAGCCCGCATGATTTTCGATGAGGTCTATGACGCAGCCCACGCCCATGAGCTGTGTCTCGTCGAGTGCGTGGACCGCAAGACTGGCAAGAAGGTCAACGTGCTCTGCGCCACTTCAACCGAAGGCGGGGTTGTCCGCATGCAGCCGCTGGCTCGCCTATTCAGCGGCAACCCCTACAACGAAGTTGTTCCCCCGGGGCTGGATGCCCCGAAGATGATCTAGGAGCGAAGGTATGAGAGCAGTACTCAAAGCGAAGCCGGCGGCAAACAAGCCGCTCTTCGCCCATCAGAAGGAATCGATCTCGCTCTTGAAGAAGAGCAAGATCGTCTTCGACACCAGTGACCCCGGCACGGGCAAAACCCGCGTCGAGGTTGAAGATTTCGCCGCACGCCGGCGTAAGGGCGGCAAGTGCGCTCTCGTACTGGCGACGAAGTCGCTGCTTGAATCTGCGTGGAAGAAGGACTTCAACGAGTTCGCGCCCGACATGGGAGTTAGCGTGGCGTTCGCGACGAATCGGGACAAGGCCTTCGCCTGCGACGCCGATGTCTACGTGACGAACCACGACGCCGCCAAGTGGCTGGCGAAGCAACCGACCGGTTTCTTCAAACGCTTTGACACCTTGATTATCGATGAAAGCACCGCCTTCAAGCACCACACGAGCCAACGCTCGAAAGCCGTGGCAAAGATTGCCAAGTACTTTGAGTATCGTCGCCTGCTCACTGGTACTCCTAATTCCAACGGTATTTGCGATCTGTGGCATCAGGTTTTTCTGCTGGATAACGGGACGCGACTTGGTAAGTCTTTCTTCGGCTTCCGCGCTGCCGCGTGCATCCCGGAACAGGTGGGGCCGTCGGCGAACATGATCCGGTGGAATGACCGTCCTGGCATCGAGGCGACGGTTTCCGCGCTGATACGCGACATCACTATTCGACATAGGTTCGAGGACTGCGTCGACATCCCGGTGAATCATAAATACGCCGTGACATTCCAGCTCGGCAAGAAGCACTACGCGCAGTACAACGAGATGGCCGACTTCCAAATCATGCAGCTCAAGAAGACCACCGTCACGGCGGTCAACGGCGCGGTGGTGGCTGGCAAGCTGCTGCAGATTGCCTCGGGCGCGGTTTACAACGATGACGGCGAGTACAGCCTGATTGACAGCGAGCGGTATCAGCTGGTCATGGACCTCGTGGAGGAGCGCAAGCACTCCATCGTCTTTTTCAACTGGGAGCACCAACGTGACGAACTCGTCAGAGAAGCAGAGCGCCGTGGACTTAGCTTCGCGGTTTACGACGGCAGTACAAGCGATCGGCTTCGAGCTGGTATCGTTAAAGGTTACCAAGCAGGGGAATATCGAGTTCTGTTTGCACACCCGCAATCCGCAGGCCACGGTCTCACGCTTACCCGAGGTACAGCCACCATATGGGCTTCACCGACTTACAACCTTGAACATTTCCTTCAAGGACTCAAACGGATTCACCGTATCGGGCAAACTGAAAAGACCGAGACCATCGTCGTTGTAGCCGAGGGAACGATTGATGAGAAAGTCTGGCAGGCTCTGCAAGACAAGAGTGTGAAGATGACAGACTTGTTGGAGGGGCTGAAATGAGCGACCGAGACCCGATAAAGGAGGAAGGACTATGACTTGTGAACACAATTGGCAGTTTCAATCTGTT